ATCACTTTTGATTATTTTATTCTGAACTTTTGATCATTACCTGGTTCTCTGATCAGTAGCTGCCAGGGTTCGGTTGGTGGTCCTGGATGGTTGGAATGGTAGTGTTGGAAGTAAGTTGGATAAGTTGGGGAAGACATTTTCCGGTAACATTTCAAATTATGATGGTCCGCTCAAGGTCCTTGGCTATCTAGGTGAAAAGCTCCCAAGTTTGGTATCAATTACGATTTTTTTGCGATTAATTGCAACAGCTCCGACAAAGTATCCGGCTCCAAGCCAGTAAACATGGGGATTAATTGGTTCTCATGCAACGGATTACTAATCCGTTGGTCTGACCATGTTTTTTATCGGTCAGTTCAAAGGGGTAGGGGTCCAAAATTGACGTTCTGTCTGTAGTAGGTCATCCCCTTCCTATTCCCGGAGGAAAAAACCCTAGCGCCTTCTAGAAGCATCTGATATAAACTGATCAAAAGTAATCAGGAGACCATGGAAGACACCGCAATCATCAAAATCACCGGAACTTCCGGAGTTGGGAAGACCCCAGTAGCTCAGGCAATCAGAAGGTACATCGAGCGAAGCGGAACCACCGTCAGTGTCTTTGATCAGATTCCACCATCCAGATGCCAAGAACATGAGGAACATGTTCTCAGTGACCGATATACGGATTCAGTAGCGATCCTGGTGACATTCACTACGGGAGGACTGACGATCTCCTTTGTCAACAGGTGGGTCTACGGAATGGAATTAGTGCTTAGTGCATTTAACTCAGCGGAATTTAAGAAGCATGAAGAATCCGAGGAGACGAGTTGAGCAACGGGACATAGAGATCCAGGAAAAGTTCGGCAAGATCCAGTGTGCGCCAATTGGAGCCATGTGGTCCCAGGGCCGAGCAGCAGAGTTATCAACTCGGAAGTTAGCAGATCATACGAAGTTGCCCCCAGGCACAATCCGTCAGATGAACCGGAAGTATGGAGAAATCGTTGAACTCCAGGTACGAGCAAATCTCGGTGAGATTGCAGTTGAGTGTTTACAGAATATGGTGGACTTGGCTTTCACTGCAGAGGACGAGAAGACGAGGTTTAATGCGACTAAGGATCTTCTGGACAGGGCTGGTTTCAAGCCGAAGAGTGAAGTGGACATCAAGCAGGAAGTCATCAGAAGATCTCCGAAGGAGATAGAGACAGAAGCCAGACAGAAGCTTGGAAACGAGTTAGCCGAGAAGTTACTTGGATTAGATAGGATCGAAGATGCTCAGATTGTAGAGACGTAAACGTTCATGGACTTTGTTGGATTTCCACGATCCGCACTCGGTAGTCGAGCCACTTTTCGGCAGAGTTTTCTGTTGGAGGTACATGAACAAACCGATACTCAATAGTTCAAGATATTGAAAGGTGCGTCTCTCCAAATTTTATATTATCGGAGATGTTGAATGAAAAAGGTTCCCCAGAGGAGGAACAAGTTAGCTGGAAAGGGAAAGAGCCGGAGTTCCGAGAAGAAAAAAGCCTATGACACGAAGTATCACGGAACCAAGGAACGCAAGAAGTACCGGGCAAAGTTGAACAAGGAGAACCGGGAGCATCCGAATAGGAAGGAACATGACAAGTCTCATACGAAGAGTGGAAAGTTAGTCAACGAGTCTCAATCGAAGAATCGGGCTAGGAATCAAGCAGGGAGATCATTGAAGAATGTCTGAATACCAAGGGAAAAAAGTCAGTCTGAACAAACCGTTTCGGACACCGAAAGAGAAGAAGAAGTTCGCAGTATACGTCAAGAACGATAAGGGCAACGTGATCAAGGTCCGGTTCGGAGATCCGAAGATGAGTATCAAGAAGAACCAACCAGGAAGAAAGAAGAGTTACTGTGCCAGGAGTGGAGGGATCAAGGGGAAGAATGACCGGACTTCAGCAAACTACTGGTCAAGGAAGATGTGGAGTTGCTAGCGCAACTACGTGAGGAACGAACGGGACTGTTAATACATACATTTGGAGCAACTACATGAAGAAGAAGCCAGGATTATACGCCAACATCCATGCAAAGCGGAAGCGAATCAAAGCTGGATCAAAGGAACGAATGCGTAAGCCAGGATCGAAGGGAGCACCTACCAACAAAGCGTTTAAGGACTCAGCAAAGACTGCAAAACGAAACAAATCTAAAAGGAGATAATTATGCCAATGGGAATCGGTTACGGAAATACCAAGAAGAAGAAAAAGAAGCCAAAGAAGCCAAAGAGGTACTGATGAAGGGAGTAAAACACTACACAAGAGACGGAAGTGTATACAACGGACCCACGCACAAAATGAAGGACGGGAAGCTCCATACGGGTGCAAAGCACACTTCATCAAGCAAAGCTTTATTCCACATGCGTGATTTAAGCGAAAGGGCTAAGAAGAAGGCGAAGAAGAAGTGACAGAAGAAAAGGAGAAAGTAAAACTAGTTGAAGAGGTTCTCAAACTCCAGAAGGAGTACGAGGATGTCCGGAAGTTCAATAAACTTTCATTCTACGATCCTTATCCGTTCCAAGCACAGTTCCACGAAGGCTTAGATGACGGAGGCAAGTTAGCACGGCAACGTTGTTTGATGGCAGGAAACAAGACCGGGAAGACGTTCTGTGGTGCAGCAGAGTTGTCCTTTCACTTGACAGGTCTCTATCCCGATTGGTGGAACGGATGGAAGTTTGACCAACCGATCAATGCTTGGGCAGCAGGACAGAGTCACTATGCAACAAGAGACATTGTTCAAGCAGAACTTCTCGGCACACCGGGTGATCCGGATGCACTTGGCACAGCAGCCATTCCGAAGGAGTTGATTCTATCAACAGAGCGGAACCCTGGAGTCCCAAATGGAATTGGGATGGCATTAATCAAACATGTAAATGGCAAGAGCAGACTTCAGTTCAAATCCTACGACAGTGGCCCGGCAGCATGGATGGGAGTAGCCGTAGACGTGGTCTGGATGGACGAGGAACCACCACAGGATATCTATTCTCAAAGTCTTCGTGCATCTCTGAAGAACGGAGGTCCGGTCTACATGACCTTTACTCCAGAAAGAGGAGTAACCGGAGTTGTTCAGAACTTCTTAAATGACAGGAAATCTTCTCAGCAACTGGTAACAGCAACCTGGGATGATGCGAGGCACTTATCGGAAGAAGTCAAAGAGGAGATCCTAGCGGCCTTGCCGTTACATGAAAGACAGATGAGATCCAAGGGGATTCCAGTTCTTGGAAGTGGACAAGTCTTTCCGATTGCAGAAGAGGTCTTTGCAATTCCACCATTTGAAATACCAGACCACTGGCCTAGGATTGCAGGAATAGACTTTGGTTTTGACCATCCGACAGCAACCGTCTGGGCAGCATGGGACCGGGATACAGACACGGTTTATCTTTACGACAGTTATTGTCAACGTGGAGCAGCCATGCTGCAACATGCAGAAGCAATCAAACACCGAGGAAACTGGATTCCGGTTGCGTGGCCTCACGATGGAAGTATCCATGACAAAGGAAGCGGTCATGCCTTAGCAGATCAATACCGAAGAGCAGGGATCAACTTCTTAGGATCTCACTTTTTAAATCCAGAAGGAGGCATTGCAGTCGAACCGGGCATCATGTCTATGATCACAAGGTTCCAAACAGGACGGTTGAAAGTCTTCGATCATCTCCAGGATTGGTTCAAGGAGTATCGGATTTATCACAGGAAGGACGGGAAGATTGTCAGGAAAAACGATGACCTGATGTCTGCAACCCGATATGCCGTACAATCTCTCCGTTATGCAACAGTTCGGACATGGAGACCCAGAGTGATGGTAGCCGAGGGTTCTATCCGAGACGCATCTTTTGATCCATTTTCATTTTGGAAAGGCCATGAGCATTCTGACTCAGCTTCGGAAATTAGAGAAAGACCGTACTCGATTTAAAGAAATCGGGAAGACAGCAACAGAAAACTATCAGGCATTGCAACCGAAGTATTCCGAAGCAGTTCAATCCGCAAAGAATTATCAGAGCACATTAACAGAAGATTACAACCGATACGTCAGAGACCGGAACCAATCGATTGACAGCTACAACCAGCAACTTCAGCAACGTTATCAGACGTACCAAGGCGCAGTGCAACGAGGTTCTGGCTTAGAAAGCACTTACAAAGCAGCACAACAGGAACTGAATCGACTAGGCAGTCTCAAAGATTCTTATGCAACACAAGCAAACACCCTCTATGGGACATATTCCAGTGCCTACTCATCTGGGACTCAGTCCGGACAGCAGCAGTATCAAACGAAGCTAGGTGATTTTCAGCAACAATTCCAAAAGATACGGCAAGACTACGAAGGCTTTGAAAGCAACGTTGTTCAGTTGAATGAACAGATCAGGAGTCAACAAAGCAACATTCAGCGTTATCGCAACATTGCCCAACAGTATTTAGACAGGCCAGAGTTAGGTGGACGTTTTGTTTTCGATACTCGTACAGACACACCTCTACAGGGCAGCAGCACTAACAAAATCTACCGTGTATTTACGAATAACAACAACCAGTTCACAGGTGCGCAAGAGTACCGCCCATTTGGTCAAGGATTCGCTCAAGGATTGGGACAAGTCACGGACCCTGGGCTTAGTCAGGCACTGCGGTTTCTATCGAGCCGTGGGACAAAAAGCTTTTCGGATGTCGTATATGAAAGCTATCGAAGTGGTGCTAGTCAGTATGGGACGTATCAGGCTGTTGCGAATCAAGCACAGAGGTTTGGGAACATAGCGAACAAGGCCATAGCGGACGTTGGTATTTTTGAAACGAACATTCAAAACTTTCAAAGGGACATCCAGCGCAATCAGCAATCAATGGCTGGAGTCATAGTTCAAAATCGAGCAGTGGACAAAGCCTATCAGGATTTTATTGGAGACACGGGCTTCGTTACTCGTATTGCGGAGCAACAGTCGGCAGGTGCTTTACAGAACTATCAGAACTATCTCCAGAATACTTACAATCCTAGTGTCAATACTTACAATCAATACGCCTCTGGCACATATACTCCTGCAGCACAAGCCTATCAGAATTTCACAGGTTCCGGTGAGGTCCAACGTGCTTTGTCGAATTATCAATCATTGGCTCAGGACACGGGCTATGTCGACCGTGCATCTTCAGACACTAAATCAGTTTATGACGCAAGTGCTAAGAAATATAAGGATCTACAAACAGCATATCAGAGTCTAGAAGAGCCTTTGAGCCAGTATGTCACCGAAGCAACCACAGCAGCAGATCAAATCAAACAATTGAATTCTCAACTGCCTGGTCTTCAACGATCCTTGAGAGTTGAGCAAGATCCCAGAAAACGGGAAACACGGATTGGGTATGGTCGGTCTTTGATGACATCAGGGACTAAACGTAGATCTTCAGCAAGATAAGGAGCAGCAATGAGTTTATTTAGTCAAACTTTTGAAAGAGCCACAGGCATCAAGTTACCAGACTTCCGAGGTAGTAGTTCTTTTGGCAATGTGTTGGGAGGTACGGACTATTTCAAAGGTCTAAAAATCCCTTCGCTGAAGATCAATACGGAGCAATTCAAGAACATCAATGTTCCTCAGATCAACATGCCTACGTTGTCAGACAACACTCCAAATTTTGAACAGTTACAACCAAACATGGACCAGGATTTATCAAAGATCAGTCTGACAGGATTAGCAGAATCTGCGCAGAAGCAAGGTGGTGAAGCACAAAAGGAGTTGGTCAATATTGGAGCAGCAGGACAAGCAGCCTTGACAGCAGCAGGATCAGCAGGGCAACAGGCATTGATTGATGCAGGAAGAGCCGGACAACAGAACCTGATTGACATTGGTTCAATGGCCCAGGAACAAGGAATCCGAGCAGCATCCGCAATGCAGACCAATGCAATTGAACTAGCATCCTTAACTGGAATCAAGAACGAAGCAGCAGAAAACGAGATTGCCAAGATCACCAAAGGCATTGAGGGAGAGAATCGGAATGTCACCAAGGGAATCGAAGCTGGAATCAATACCGAGACCAAAGGGTTTGAAGCATCCATTGCAACAGAAACCAAGGGCTTTGAATCTTCACTCAATACTGAAACCAAGGGCTTTGAGGCATCACTGGATACTGAGGTAAAAGGTTTTGAAGGTTCCCGAGATGATTTGGTAGGGAAAATTGAAGATTTCGGAATGATTTTCAATCCTGGCAAAACGGAAGGCACTTCTCAAACAACAGAAGGTGATGGTTTAGACCCGATTGAAATGCCTAAGATTGGAGATGAAGAAGTCTTTCCAGAAATAGAACAATCAACCACAAAAGCAGACCAGATGACAGAGGAGGAACGCCAGAGAAGAATCCGTAGACTGATGCTCAATCGGTATGGTCGAGAAGACACAATCCTGACGGGAGCACGGGACATGACTAATCGGAGACGATATGCGAGTGCCTTATGAACCTAATTGAGGAATACGAAGCACTCCGGGGAGACCGAGGAAACTGGGAGAATCAATGGCAGGATATTGCAGAACTGATGATTCCAAGGAGAGCGGATTTTACTTCTCAGTATCGCTCAAGTGGAGAACAACGCAGAGACCGGATCTACGAATCAACAGCAGTCCGTGCCTTGGTCCGAGCAGCATCAGGTCTTCACAATACATTGACATCGAATACCGTCCCCTGGTTTGCACTGGAAACCGAGGACTCTACATTGATGAAAGACCGGGAAGTTCAGATCTGGCTGGAAGAAGCAACCAAACGTTGTATGTCAGTTTTCAACTCTCCTCAGAGTGGTTTCCATTCCTCAATGCATGAATTCTATCTGGATCTCGTTGCCTTTGGAACAGGATGCATCATGGTGGTTGATGAACCTCCAATGGGTCCAATCTTCAGATCTTATTTCCTTGGGAACGTCTTCATTGCAGAAGATAAATTCGGCAGAGTTGATTCTGTCTACAGAACTTTTTTTGACACAGCACGATCTCTCTATCGGCAATTTGGAAACTCTCTATCTGATGGAGTCAAGAAGGCAGCAGACTCTTCTCCCTTTGATCGGTTTGAAATCCTCCATGCAGTTCGCCCAAGGTCCAAATCAGGAGACAAAGGCAGTAAACCGTTTCTATCAAATTACTACGAATTGGCATCAAGAAAGGAAATCAAGAAAGGAGGCTTTGAGGAGAATCCGTATATCGTTTCCCGGTGGCAAAAGAATTCGATGGAGGTCTATGGACGAGGACCAGGGATTGAAGCCTTGCCTGATGTCCGGATGATCAATGAGATGGAAAGAGTTGGACTGATTGCGCTTCAGAAAGTGGTCGATCCACCGATGCTTGTTCCAGACGACGGATTCCTCTCGCCCGTAGTGACTCGTCCGGGAGGATTGAACTACTTTAGAGCAGGACTCGGACCCCAGGATCGGATCACTCCTTTGGTCACAAATGCAAGAGTAGAACTCAATGAAGCAAAAATGGGTCAAGTCCGACAGGCAATAGAAAGAGCTTTCTACATTGATCTCTTTGAAACTCCAGGTCCAGTTGCTCCGGATGGAGATGTACTTCGTTTTTCAGCAACAGAGATTGCAGCACGTCAGAGAGATCGCCTTTCAGTGCTCGGACCCATCGTTGCCCGTCAAGAAGTCGAAGCTCTCGGACCCCTCGTTTTGAGAACAATGTCAATCATGGTCCGCAACGGTTCTTTACCAGAAGCACCACAAGCACTCCGAGAAGCAGAATTCAAGTTGGCGTATTCCAATCCGGTTTCAATTGCACAAAGATCTGGAGAACTAGCTTCGATCTCTCAGTTGATTCAGTTTCTGGTTCCCTTTGCCCAACTTGATCCCACTGTGATTGAACGCTTTGAAACCGGAAGAGTTGCTGAATTAGCTGCAGAGATTTTGAAAGTATCTCCGAAGGTTTTTAGGACTCAGGCAGAACAGGACCAGAAGAAAGCCACAGAACAACAGGAACAACAGATGATGCAGGAAATGCAACAGGCTCAACTGGTAGCACAACAACAGTCTTTAGTTTCTCAGGCCCGTAAGGATGAGTCAGTAGCGACCTTGAATGAGAGCAAGGCAAATGCTCTTTGAGAAAAAACGCCAAGCTGATTACAGAAGAGTCTTCAATACTCCAGAAGGTGCAAAAGTCCTGGCAGATCTTTGTCAGAGGCATTTTATTTTTAACACAACCCATGTCCCAGGTGATTCGATAGCTTCTGCATTCCAGGAAGGTCGGAGATCAGTAGTCATGGATTTAATCAAATATCTGAGGACCGATTTAGAATCCTTGGAAACACAAATGGAACCTCCCTATGACCGAAGAGACCGTTGAAAACACCGAGGCAACCGTTGCCGAAACCGCCATGGCGTTTGATCCTAGATCGTTGCCAGAAGACTTAGCAAATGAACCGTCTCTCCGTAATTTTGATGATGTATCGAAGCTAGCGAAGAGTTATGTACACCTCGTTAAAATGCGAGGAGTCCCAGAAGATCAGTTAGTCAAGTTACCCTCTGACGGGAATTACGATGAGGTCTACAACAAGTTAGGCAGACCAGCAGATCCAGCAGGATATGAAATTGATATTTCCAATGATTTGAACAAAGACTATGCAGAGAATGCTCATAAACTGGGTTTATCAAAAGACCAAGCAAGAGAGATCTACAATTGGATATCAAGCAAGCATCAGCAACAGGAGTCCCAACAGAAGGATCTGTATCAAGAGCAGGTTCGACAGGGAGTGGATTCTCTGAGAAAAGAATGGGGAAACAATTTTGATGCTGAGACTCAGATTGCCAAGCAAGCCTTTCTCCAGTTGGCAGATGCCGAGATGGTACAGACCATGGAAGAGTCTGGATTAGGAAACTCTCCACAGATGATCAAGTTGTTCAACCGAGTTGGTCAGATTCTCAAAGAAGATGGGATGCTGCAGAACGATGTAGCCTTTGGAGACAGTGGAGGACGGGCATCAATTCAAGACAAACTGGACAAGATCATGGATTCAGAATCTCCGTATTGGGATGGGATGCACCCGGATCATGATAAGTTTGTAACAGAGGCACTGAAACTTCGGGAAATGCTGTTATGACGGAAGAAGAAAACCTTCGACTAGAATGCTTGCGTATCGCAGTGGAAAACGGTACAGTGGCCGATATCGGTAATCCCATTGAACTTGCTGATAAGTATTACGAGTGGGTGAAGAAACCCACCAATCCCCTCATGCAAAATAAGGAACGGAAACGGATAATCAAATCCTGACCCGTACTCATTCTGCTTCCTAGCCCGGAACCCTGATTATAGGACAACTCCAACAATAGGCATGAGAATCATTCTCATCGAGTTGGATATGTCAAATCAGGTAACAACCGCCTTTGTACAAATGTACTCGGCAAATCTGCAGCATCTGTCGCAGCAGAAAGGATCTCGCCTCAGAGGTCTTGTCCGCAATGAAGCAGTCCGAGGAAAATCTGCTTTCTTCGATCAAATCGGTTCCCAGGTAGCATCCGTTCGGACTACCCGTGGCGCAGATACCATTCTTAACGATACCCCCCACGCACGAAGACGAGTAACTTTGGCTGACTATGAGGTCGCTGATCTCATTGATGACCAGGATAAACTCCGCATGATTGTCGATCCCACTTCAACGTATGCACAAGCTCAGGCTTTTGCCATCGGAAGAGCAATGGACGATGTCATCATCACTGCGGCCACCGGAACAGCGTCAACTGGGGAGACAGGCTCAAGCTCAGTCACTTTGGCCGCATACAACTCTGGTTCTCAGATTGTAGCTAAAACGGTTCGGGCATCAGGTTCTGGAAGCACAGGACTCAACATTGAAAAACTCCGTCAGGCCAAGTTTTTGATGGATAACGCAAGTGTCGATCCGAGCATTCCTAGAGTGATTGTAGTGGGACCGAAACAAATCCAGGATCTATTAGCAACCACTGAAATCACCAGTTCAGATTTCAACACAGTGAAAGCTTTAGCTCAAGGCCAAGTAACTGATTTCTTAGGATTTAATTTTGTAACATCTACCAGATTGTCTTTAGACAGTAGTGCAGATGTACGAAGTTGTTTCGCCTATGCAGTCGATGGATTGCTCTTGGCAGTCGGTAAGGATCTTCACGTTCGGATTGATGAAAGACCCGATAAGTCCTATGCCACTCAGGTCTATGCTGCAATGTCAATTGGAGCAACCAGGATGGAAGAGGACAAAGTTGTTCAAATCGAATGTGACGAATCACCATAAGGAGACTAAATGTCTGTTACTACTCAGAAATCTACGGAACACACCAATGCAACGGCAGATCCCGTAGTTAATAATCAGTCCACCGAAATGCAAGGTAGACTACGAGTGATGTTCTTCACTCATGATCAATCAGGCGCAGGTGCTGCTGGAAGCAGTGTTGCTCTAGGTAAACTCCCGGCAGGACGAGTCCGCATTCTGTTGGGTCTTTCCCGGATGTACGTGAACTGGACCCAGGGGTCTCAAACAATGGACCTCGGTTGGGATGCTTACACCGATGGAAACGGTGATGCCGTTGCCGCAGATCCGGATGGGTTGATTGATGGTCTTGACGTAGACACTGCGGGCTATTTCAACATGGAAGGTGCTCTAGCCGGGATCAAGGCCACAGGTGGAAGTTATGTTCTTCAATCACAAGGTGGTGTAGTCATCCGAGCAACAGCAGTAGCTCAGTTAAATGACGGTGATGATCTGGTCGGTTACATCGTTTATGTGGCTGACTGATGAGTTCAGTAGTTCAGATTTGTAATATTGCGCTCACCAACATTGGTGAAACCAAGATCGCAAGTCTAACTGAAGAAAACGAGAGGGCCAGAGTTGTCAATCTTCGCTATGAAGACTGTAGGGACTCAGTCCTCCGGACTCATCGATGGAACTGTGCAGTCACCAGAGTAGAGTTATCAGCAGACGTTACTGCTCCAACTTGGGGTTATGCCAAACGTTTTGCTCTACCTGCTGATTGCCTTCGGGTGCTTGATATCGAGAACAACTATGAGAAATACGAAGTAGAGGGACGGTTTCTGGTAACAGATAGTACAAGCATGAAGCTCAAGTACATCAAAAAAGTAACCGATCCAACAGACTTTGATTCTCTATTGACTCATGCGATTGCACTGAAATTGGCGTCTGAGATAGCGGAAAATCTTACTGGTAGAGCAGATGTACGGGACAGAATGTTGTCCAAGTATTTTCAGATACTCAGTGAGGCCCGTGGTGTAGATGCTCAAGAAACGTCACTGCCAGGTGAATTTATCGCTGATGATTTTATCAATGCACGTCTAGTCGGTTCTACCTATCGAAGAGCCAAGTTTTCCAGTGAAGTCTAAATGAGAATCCAAGCACTTCAGTCTTCTTTTGCAGATGGGATGATATCTCCCAGGATGCAGGGAATGGTACAACTGGAAAGCTATCGATCTTCTTTAGCACTACTAGAAAACATGGTGGTTCTACCCCAGGGTTCTGTCACCAGAAGACCAGGGACGTTCTTTGCCAACAGCACTCCCTCCAATGCTCAGGTTCGCCTGATTCCGTTCAATCGGGGTCAGGGAACTTCGGTAGTCTTGGAATTTTCCAATAACAAAATCCGATTCTATGCAAACGATGGAATCGTGGAATCCGGTGGTTCTGCCTATGAAGTCACCACAACCTATACAACTTCTCAGTTAGCAGATATCAGTTTCACTCAGTCTGCAGATGTACTCTTTCTGGTACATCCGACACATCCTCCGAGAGAACTAAAACGTTTAGCAGTCACTTCCTGGACTTTGACGGATATTGTCTTCAAGGATGGTCCGTACTTCCCTGTGAACACTGAAGATACAACACTGACGATCTCATTAGCAGATACAGCAAACTGGACAGCATCCTTTACTAATTCAGCTTTAACTGCAGAACAGGTCATTACGGTCACAGCATCGAGTGTTGATGATGCCACCGAATCATTCACTTCAAACAATCATCCCTTTGTCAATGGTCAGCAAGTCAGATTCACAGGAGGTGCTTCGATAGTCGGAGTTACAGCAGGAACCAGTTATTTCATTGTCCAGGCAACTCAGAACACGTTTAAACTAGCAACTTCCTCCGGTGGAACTCCAGCAAATATAACCACTGCACCAACCACAGATCTGACGTTCTTCCAGGACATTGTTGGCAAAGATGCCTATATCAAAATTGTAGCTTCCAGTGCCACAGGGATCAATTTAGACCTGGGTTTCCAGAGCACAGATGTTGGCCGATTGATTCGGTTAAATCTGCAGGTAGCACCACAGATAAAATGGGGATATGCCGAGATCCTGGAACTCGACAGTAGTGCTCCTACCACCACGATTCTAGCCAAGACACGGTCTGCTTTAGCAACACCTGGGGCAACAACCGAATGGCAACTCGGTAGCTTCTCTTCAACAACCGGATACCCCAGAAGCATCCAGATCTACCAGCAACGATTGGTCTTTGGAGGAACCTCTTCAGAACCTCAGACCGTGTATTTTTCCAAAACTGCAGATTTCAATAACTTTGCAGCATCAGAACCTCTTGGACAATCGACGGGCAAAACCGATTCTGCCGGGAAGACGATCATTGGGGAACAGATTTTTGAAGACAATGCGATCTCCCTGACGATTTCTTCTGACACTGTCGATTTGATCGAATGGTTAAATGAAGACCGGAGACTGACAGTTGGAACTTCCGGGGGAATCTTCCAGATCTTCGGTGCAGAAGACGATGTGACGTTGACTCCGTTCAACTTTTCAATCACCAAGGTTAGTGCCTGGGCCACAGACGGAACCTCGCTTCCAGCAAAGATTGGCAATAACCTGCTCTATGTCCAGGTAAACGGCAGGAAACTCCGGGAATTGGCCTTCGATAAATTGCAGGATCAGTATGCAGCGAGTGACCTTTCTTTGAGAGCAGAGTCTCTGACAGAGTCTGGAATTGTGGAAACATCATATCAGGATCAGCCGTATTCTGTGCTCTGGTGTAGAAGAACTGATGGGAAGTTGGCAGCAATCACGTATGTAGATCTTCTCCAGATGAGAGCATGGCATTTACATACGATAGCCGGAGTTCATTACGACTCTACTTATGGGAATCATGCGAAGGTTGAATCTTTATCCGTCATTGCAAGAAGCACTCATGATCAGCTTTGGATGGTAGTCAAACGTCATCGAAGGGATGCTGCTTTCGCCTCATGTACCTTTAATCAATCTACTGACGCATTTGCTACGAGTGATGCTCATGGACTATCAGACGGGAATATCGTTGTTTTTGATTCTACTGCAATCACAGGATTCACTGCAGATACTCTTTATTATGTGGTCAATTCATCTACTGATTCTTTCAAACTTGCTGAATCATCTGGAGGAACTGCTCTAACGGTTTCTGGTTCCACCGCAGATGTCAGTGTGACTACTTTGAGAAAGTGCAATGAAGTCCGATATGTCGAGTTTCTGGAAAGATATTTTGTCGGTTCTGAAATTCTTCCAACAGATGCTCATTTTGTCGATTCAGGTCTGGAAGAGCCAACAACGCAAACCACTGCAACAACTGCTGTCACGGGTCTATCACACCTTGCTGGAGAAACCGTTTCGATTCTGGGAGATGCTGCTGTTCAACCGGACAAAACCGTCAATTCCTCCGGAAATGTCACTCTTCAGACAGCAGCAACCAAATACCGAATTGGACTTGGATACAACAGCAATCTCCAGACTCTTCCCCTGGTTGCCGAAACGTCTGTAGGTACATCAGTCGGAAACAAAAAACGAATTCACAAGTTTGTCATCAAACTCCTGGATTCCATGGGATTCAAGTACGGCTCAACGCCAACTCTTCTTGATGATGCCACGATTACTTATCTGGAATCTATCGGTGTAATTTTTGGAGCAAACACATCAAACCTGACAGAAGCAGTTTTTAGAACCACGGCAGATGCTATTGGAACCGCACTCCTCTTCTTTACTGGAGAAAAAGCGTATGCCCTCCGAGATGACTTTGGCACAGAGGCTCAGTTGTATATCAGGCAAGACCAACCGTATCCACTGAATGTTCTTCTTCTAGCAATCGACTACGAAACAAACGAGTAATGGAACCTTTAACCGCATTCCTGATTTACAAAGGCGTAGAGACCGGATTCAACCTCTATACAAATGCCCAGCAGAATGCACTGACGGCACAGAACTACGAAGCACAAGCTGCAGAACTAATCAGGGCCGGGAAAGAGAACTATATTTTTTCAATGCAGGAAGCCAAGTTGATCCGGAGAGTTGCTGCCGAGAATGCGAGACAGGTTGAATTTGCAGGAATGACAGCTTTAGCCCAGGAAGAGATAGCAGGAAAAGCCAGACAGGGACGAATCCGTTCCAGAGCAGGAGCATCCGGAGCATCAGTCAATGTCGGAACACCAGCTCAGGTTCAGATCTCCCAGGAGTTTCAGAATCAGTACAACCAGAGGATGATTGACTACAACACAAAGTACGAAGCAGCAAGAACAAGACTGCAGGGACAACTCCAGGCAGACATGAAAGAGAAACAAGCCCAGATCAACTACCGTCAGGCAGTCGGTCAAGCCGGAACACTCAGAGGAGCAGCAGGACAAACAAGGGGATCTAGGGACCAGAGTCTACTTGGAACACTGTTTCAAGGACTTGGTGAAGGAATTCAAGGATTTGGAATGTTTAAGAGGCAGACTCCAACTGAAACAAAGCCATGAGACTACCTTTCGATCAAACGAACTTACGTTCTCCATCACAGAATAGACTCTCTCCTGTTTCGTCTCCAAGGGTTCAGCCTCTGGATCTCCAGACCTCTGCGAACTACGCCAAACTAGAATCACTGAAACAACTCGGCAAGGGAATTTTCAGTATCGGAGATGCCCTCTTTCAGAACTATGCGAAGGAAAAGGAACAGGAAAAGAAACTTCAGTATGAAGCACTAGGGATTGATGTTCAGAAACAGTCACTGTTGCTAGAAGAAGACTTACGAAGCAATCCTTCCAGTTCTCAGCAGGATGATGAAAACCGAATCAATGAATTCTGGTATGGGAAAAGAGCAGAGAACGAGTCTCGGTTTAATGAACTACAGAAGAAGTACGATCTACCAGAAAAGGAACTCAAGGTTCTGTTTGAAAAAGCCCAGGTAGGCAATCTTTCGATTGCAATGGCATCTCGGACTCGGATGGACTTTGAGACCGGGTTGTTCCAATCAGGATCAGGGTTTGACAGGGATTTAGAGGAGAACAGGCAAAACTTCAGAATACAAGATGCTCCACAAGATCGGAGTGAGTTCATCACCCAGATGGACACGTACTTTGAAACTTTGATCAATACGCATTCAGAAGGACTCAATTCAGCCCAGGAGCAAACATTCCGGAAGTCAGCACTCGACATTGTTGCTGGAGAAAAACGTAGGAGACTGAGTGAATTTGAGAAACGATCCGTTGATTCGGCAAGGGCAAACTATAACCGAGAACTCAGTAACATCCTGAGTCTGAATTTATCAAGAGACGATGCTGTTAATCGGGTAGCCCAACTGGTCATCGACTATGGTCCGAATGGCAAAAGAGCCTTTGATGAAGAAACTGGAGTCAAACAACTCGGTACAGCAGAACAGATCTACGATAACGAATTTGCAAACCGTCTGATTGATACAAATCCAGCAGAGTTCCTTCGGCTTTACGAATCCCAGAAGATTGGTGAAGAATCCTTTCTCCCAAGTCTCAATGCAGATAAACGAGAGCTTCTCCGACAGAGAGCAGAAAGCGAACTGAAGAGTTTAATCCAGAAAGGAAGATCCGAAGCAGTTACTGCAGTCCAGAGCACTATCAATGAGATGCTCAATCCTCAGACAAATTTAGTTCGGTTAAAGGCAGATTTTGATAGCCAGATTGTTTCTGTCCCAGAAGAAGATCAACCGAAATACATTGTAGCCATGGACTACTACGAGTCCTTGCGCCAGTTGATGCCAAACCCATTAAAGACCAACAAACCCTATTTAGAGCAATTACTTCTTCAGAAAAATCCAGACTACTACCAATCTGAAACAGACGGGAGAGATCCAGCCATTGAACTGAAAAGAGCCGGGTTCATGAAGTTCCGAAACTACATCAATGGGATCATGGAACTTAGAGAAAACAACGGTGGTTTGTTTTGGAAACAATCTCATCCCAATGCAGATCCATTGGAACAGTCTTCCATTTCTGGAAATATCCAGGAGCAACTTCGGTTTTTGGGAGCAGATCCGAGGAAACTGAATCAGTTAATCCGGGTAGGCAAGATCAAGCTCATGGAGAACAATGACATGAACAACATGGTCCTGAGTCTTCAAGGGTTGCCATCAGGTACAGAATACAAACAGGCATACAGTGAGATCATTTCAAAGTCTGGAGCATTTGCACCGTATGTCCTGGAAAAACTTGGTAGAGACAAACGAGAAGGTGGACTTGGGATTGAGCCATCTGATTACTTTTATCATGTCATCCGAGATCCTGCGATTCTGGAGAACCTCCGTAGTTCTGTACTGAACCGAGAGCAGAACAACAAGCAGTTCCGAGAAGTAATGGGAATCCAGCAGGTTGATTTTAATACCCAGGTTCAGAACCACAGTAGCATCAGCAACTTTAGAGCATCGTATCCGATGAGCAACACATCAGTCTCTGCTTTTGTTTCCAGTTCCATTGAGATGGTCAAGGGCTATGCAATGGAGTTGAAGAAACGTGATCCAGATCTAGGAATCAGTGAAGCAATTGACCGGGCTACCACTCATCTGATTGATACGAACTATGCCTTTGTAGAGCCGAAGTATGCTGGAGGAACCGGACGGATGGTCCGAATCCCTAGAACAGAAATGGGTGAAATTACCGATGAGGGTAAGTTTGAAGATGCTCTTAGTGTCTTTATCACTGAAGTCCAAGAGAATATTGAAGATCCGTTGATCAGAGAAACCTTTGCTGACCGGGAATGGGCATGGTTTAACGATTCAATGGATCAGGGTTTTGACCTCTACACCAGAGTTCAAGGAGGGTTGGACCGATGGGTCAAGGTAGAAATCGGGGATAATGACAAACAACCTCTGATCCCGTATTCCAAACTCCGTGTCATGGCGGAAGATCCGAAGGTTGCAGAAAAAGCACCTGGGTTTATTTCAGATGTTCCCGTAGCCGGACCAGTTGTGGAGACTTTGGATGATATGGGTGCTGGAGGAGTTGGTCTTAAGGAAGGGGCAAAAAGAGTAGGGGAAACCAGTAAAGGAACAGGGGTTCAAGGCTTTAGTACAGAGAGAGCAGCAGAACAATTGGAGCAAGCAGGAGAATCTATCGCAACAGGAGTCAATACGCTGAAGGAAACGCTTCCTGGGGTAGTCGAAGAAGTAGCTGATTTCTTTGTTGAGTCAGAAGAAGAAAGAGCCGAGAGGATAGCAGAACGTAATGCACGATTTAAACGGGTAGCAGAAAAGGAAGCCAAGAGGTCAGGGAAGAAAACAGAAACGCCAAAGACAGAACCCGTAGAAACTTCAATGGAAGAGATTAGCCAGATTGAAAACGAAATTGCAGAACTTGGGGATTTCCCGAATTTAGAAGTAGTCAAAAAATTATTGGGTAACGCTAAGTTCTTAAGTACATCGACTAAGGTTGCAAGCGCAGAAAAAAATATGCAGAGCATTTTAATTCAAGTCCGTTCTTTAATTGCTCAAGAAAAAACAAACCGAGAGAACATGAATGATGTTCTGAATTCTTTGAATTCTAAATGATCTACGTTCCCGAAACCGACTATGTCGGAACCGAAACAGCCGTACAGAACTACGATCCAAGTTTTGGTTTTCTAGCCAAGGAAGCATTCCGGTTGGGACTACGGGATACGACTATTTCACTGGCTGCTTCGTTGGAAGCAATGACGGAAGCCGAAAAGGAAGGGAAGATCTCCAGAGAAGAGTACGAGCAGTCTCAGTTTTTTGATCCCGATATCAAGTACGATGATTCGTTTACCTACGCCAAAGCCCGGTTACTCAAAGAGAGAATGGAGCAGGAAAGACTCTACGATTACTACTTGCAGCAGATGTCTGGGTTGGACTATGTCGCAGGATTCACTGGTCTCATCGGAGGATCGATTCCAGATCCGATTAACTTTATTCCGATGCTTGGAGCAATGAGCAAACCAGCTAGAGCACTGGAGTATGCTGGGGTAACAAGTCGAGTAGCTAGACGAGGAATGTTGGGAGCAGCAGATGCTGCAATTGCTTCGACCTTGGTCTCTCCATTACTGATGGCTGAGAGGGGAACGTACCAACAAAAGTACGATGTACAAGATGCTCTGATTGATATTGGATTGGCTACTGGAATCGGGTTCGGATTTGGATCACTCCTCGGAAGAATTAAGCCAGACGATAGTTTTCCTCCAAGAGCAACTACCGTTGAAGATGTAAAGACTTATGCCCCAGAGTTATCGGATCAGTTAGACAACATGCTTCCCGAAGATCGGCTTTATGCAAATCGGATGATGGACTTTGTTGAAGGGGTTTCTCCGGATATGAGAGCAAGAGCAATCTACAAGGCCATGTCCCAGGTCGGTAGAGAGGAACCAATCAACGTCAATGCCGAGATGCAACCTGTCCTCAGTCAAAGCGATGTACAGAAAGCACGGATCACTGGAGCATTCTACAACGAGAGTCCAACTCGGAGATTTACAGAAGATGCTGTTCAAGTAGCAGAAACAGAAGTTCAACCTAGTAAAAAGATTGATCCAGATTACACGGTAGTCAGGACAGAAGA